ATGTTTGTGCCGTTAGTTGTTTGGCAAAATCTTTTCCTGCTTCTTGTAAATAATCTGGTAATGCCATTATACTATTCTACTCTCCAATTGTTGTGCTTGCTCTAACATTGCTTGTGCAGGAGTTTCTTTGCCCTGGGACTCTTCTGATATAGTACCACCAGCTTCTAAATTGTCCATCATATTCTGCATAACTTCTGCACCTTTATCAATATCTCCCCCACCTGCATTTCTTACAGCATCTGCTGTAAATACAAATTCATTCTTGCTAAGTCTAGCTGGCACATCGTCAGCTCTTTCTTCAGCTCCTAGGGGTACAAAACCACCTTCTCTGTAGTCTTTTTCAAAGCCACCTAGATCCATTAAACCACCTTCTTGTTTTTGATTTAATGAAGATAAAAAATTATTTACTTGGTCTTTTGTAAGTTCAGTCATAGATGCTATTGTGTCAAGATCCATACCTCTTTTTTTCATGTTTTTTATCATAGCCATTTGTTCTTCTGATAGAACAGATTCACCTTCACTATAGCCAGGTCTTAAACTAGCTAATCCACCATCAGCAGCAAAGAAAGATGGTTGTACAAATCGTTGTTGTGGCATAAAGTATAGTCCTGCATCTGCACGAGAAGCAGGGTTGCTATAAAACTGTTTAGCTTGATTTCTAATGTCAGCTACCATTGGCTGTATACCTGAAACATCTACGCCTTCGTCAATCTCTTCTTCATCACCACCCATTAAAAATGGTGCAGCAACAGCTCCTAGACCAGCAGCTCCTCCTAATAATCTTAGTGCACTAAACTTGTTTCCTGCTTGACCACCTACTCTAAAAATATCTCCTATCGTGCTAAGCTTACCACCAGATAAAAATGGAGAAATAGTTCTTGATTTAAGTAAAGCTTTACTAAAACCAGCTGGACCAAATCCACCACCTAATCCATAAATACCTGCACCCAATATTGCAGCTTTACCAAGCGGTGACTTAACAACTTTCTTTACAGCTTTTTTAGCTTTTCTTACAATTTTACCTAGAAAATAACCTTGTCTTGGCTCTTCTAATGTCATGAGACCGCCACCGGCTCTTAGTTGTCTTTCCATCATGTTTCTTGAAATTGCCATAGTTTATCCTTTTTATAGCCTTTTTCTCCTATAATCAATAGTCTATCGATACCCTCTTAAAGCTGCAATCTCATTATCAATAGCCATTTGTTCATCGACATCGTCAGATACGAAAGATGGAAAATCAGCAGCAGCAAAAGGAGAATCTTTAAATTGTTGTGTACTAACTAAACCTACTTTATTGTTGATTGGTGCAGCCTCTAAATAGTCATACATTCCTCTATAAGGACCTTCTTGAACACCTGTAGATATTAGATCATCAGTTGTTGTAAAAAAATTTTTATTTTCTCCAGGATATCCTGTGTCAGTAATGATTTTTTCTTCGTCATCCTCATCTACTATCAAGTTACCTCTTCTATCAAATTTATCTCTAATATCTAGATTTGCAAAAGCAGCAGATCCACCTAAAGGTAATCCACTAAATCTACGCATGTCGTAAGTTGGTTGATCGTATCTTTTACCTAAACCAAATCTTTGACCAAGTCCTCTTATAAGATTTCCAAAAAAACCACCACCTGATAAGAATCCCATTAATCCACCACCTCTAGTTGCTTTAAAAGCAGCTGGACTAAAACCTTTAGCTCTGGCTAATACTTCAGGGTCTACTGTATTTCTGCTATCAAAAAAACCTGGGTTAACTCTTTGGCCTGCACCAGATGCAACTGCTGCAGCTTGAAAATCTCTTACATCTTGAGCACTCATTCCTTCAGCTAATGTATCTGATGTATTTCTACCAGACTCTGCTGCACTCGCTGCTGCACCAGAAACATTTTGACTTTCATCTTTAGATCCAAAACCATTCAACCTCATGATACCTGATGGTCCTTTATTAACACCGCCTTTTAGTGAGCCGTGTAAATCTTGTTTAACAAGTAAATCTTTTTCTGCTTTTGTAATATAAGCTAATTCTGTTTCAGGATGATCTGGACTAGATTTCCATTTTACAGGGGCAGTAACTTGTTTTTGTTTACCTAAGTAGTTTTGCACCCCACCTTGTAATACTGGTTTTTTGCTCATAGTTTTACATCTCCAAATAAGTCTAAACTAGGCATTACCACAGTTACATCCCTTTGTACATCTTCTTCTGGGATATTAGCGGCTTTTAGTTCCTCTTCATCTTTGTATATTTTACCTGTTTTTTTATTCTTTATTGTAGTTATTATCTTTTTTGGTTTTATTACTTTCATTATGATACCACTTCTCTAGGCTGTATTTCTAATATTGAAGCTATGACGTGCAGCTCGTTCGCGTCACTTGCTTGTACTTTCAATGACTCACTCTCCTCTACAATAAGAGGCTGAGTTAAAAGTTCTGCTGTAGTATTAGTATCCACCGCTTTGGTTTTAAATAAACTAAATATAGCTGAAGATGCATCTACTAAAGTCACATCTATATTACAACTAGATCCAGAATCATTTGAAACTAATATTGATTTTACCACAGCAGTTCTTGCTGATGGCACTGTATATAAAGTAGTTAGATCAGTTGTTGTTAAATCTACCTTTTTATTTATAAAATTATTAGCCATTAATTTAAAAAGAAGTTTTGAGCTTCTACCTCATCCTTTAAATCTTGTTGATACGTAGTATTTAATTTTTGAACTATACCATCTAGATCTCTAGTCTGTGCTTCAGCTACAGTGTAGTCGTATTCTTGAGAGGGTCTAGTTATTACTTGTGTAATTTTTGCCATTATCTTCTACCATCTGGTTGTACATCCAATCTAAAAGTTCCTAACTTCCAACTTTGGTCAGCAGCAGTGTTTTCTATTTTTAAGGCAACAGCTCTAGCTCTTGCTCTCGTATCTACTTTAGTCGTAGATGATGTAATATCAAAAGGTCCAAGAGGTGAACTTGCTTGTGTACTATTAGGATAATTTTTTAATTGTATTGTAACTCTAGTTGTTCCTGTTTGTGATACAAAATCAGGAATGAATCTTCTTATTTTCATTAGATGTTCACCATCTCCTCTAAAGTCTGCGACACCAGATATGCCTTGAGTGCTTCTCGTAGCCCTCTGTGTAATATCATAATCACCAGAAGATATATTAGAAGTAATTGCAGTTATAGTTCCGTTTTTATTTTGATCGGTCCCTGTTTCGTGTTCATAATATGAAGTTCTACCTTCCGTGTTACCTACAACATCAAAAGATGTATCTGTATCTGCATCATATTCTGTTGCATGCGGTTTACCAAACACAGCAGAATCACGCCACATAGTTCTAGCTAAAGTTCCAACAGTCCATACAGGTCTTTGTGGTGTTGAGTCAAAATAATTATAACTTACTTGTTTATCAATAACGTCTGATGTTGCTGATGGATAAAACCATATCACTTCACCAAACAAGTTATTTAATCCTGCAGACACCATTTGGTTACCTGATGTTAGATTTATATCATCATAGACATGATCCTCTACTAAACACGGTAACGATTCTAGTCTACCACCATATCTAAAAAAACCATTTTCAGACATCCAGTATGCAGAACCATCTACTTCTACGCACGCATTCTGTCCAACAAGTCCACAGTTAGTTCCAACTTGTGCAAATGCAAAAGTAAAAGGCTGACCAACAAAACGCATAGTAAATAAAGCTGTGTCGGTCCAAACATAAATTGCATCTCTACCACGAATAGCTCCCATTATCTTAGATCCGTCAGCAAGTCTTTGTGTACCTGCCGTATTGTTTGCTGTTGGTGCGTAAGTATTTATATCTTCTTGATCTGAGAATCTAATAAACATGTCGTCTTGAGTAGATGCATCTCCAATAGTTGTTTCTGTTCCAAAGAAAACTAAGTGACGATCCGGTGTAGATACTAACATATGTCTAGATGCAGTTGGTGCACCAGATATAATAGTTGCTCTAGTTTCTGTAGCATTACCTGCGCTAGAGTCCCATTCAAAGCAAGCACTATCATGAATTAAACAAATTGCTTTGTCACCAAAATTATCTAATGACCACATGCCTGGATCTAAAGCTAGTCCTTCTTCTGTTTGTTCATTCCATGCTGCGTAGTCTGTAGCGTTGGTAACCGTGACTCCGTCACTGTGAGATGCAGCTGTAGTTCCTCTAGCTCCCCTAGTTACACCTGTTAAAGTGTTAGTGCTAACACCAGTGTACTGTATCATTTCTGTTCCAATTAAAATAAAATTAGTTCCTGTAGATGGAAACTGTGATGCATTTGCTAATACTATAGTTGTTGTTGAAGCATCTATTGCACCGTTTAAAGTAGTTGTAACAGCTCCATTAGCTACACCACCAAAAGTTCCTAGACCCCAACCAAACCCTTTTTCTTGAACTGGAGTTCCAACTGGATAGTAATGCTGTACTCTAATACCGCCCGATGTTGTTGCACCAGATCCTGTTTCAGCTGATGGCATTGTAACAGTTATTGTTGTTCCACTAGGTACAGAAGTAACCATAAATTTTTTATCATCAAAATCAGAGGCACTATAGTCAGAACCAGTAATAGATGTAAAATTATCTAATAAGACAATGTCTTGTGGATTTATATTGTGAGCTGTAGAAAAAGTTATGGTGACTGAAGTCGATCCATTCGTAGTGGTAAAAGCACTTGTAAGAGTTGTAGTGCTTTTTATAGGGTGTATATCGTAAAATACATTACCAGAAAATGCATACAGTATTCTATTAGTACCTACTATAGCGTACCTTCTTCCAGCAGTATTTACAAAATGATGTAATCCTCTTCCTGCGCCTGTCAGCTCATTAGAATTAATTTGTCCTAGTTGATTCCAGCCACCTATTTTTTCAGGTATACCATATCTAAACCGCACATTGTCGCAGTCAATCCATTGACCTTCTGCTCCTGTGGGAGTAATTTGTTTATTAATACCTGGCTGAAATCCTATTTTTTGTAGCATAAATAATTATACTATTAAGAACTAATATTATCAACAATAGTTTAGAGCCTAAAAAGCCTCGTAAACCATATTTAATACTAACCTAAAATCTTGATTAGTGCAAGTAGTTCCAGAATGAAATTTAGCACTTGGAAAAGTAATAAGTGTGTTTTCTTGTGATTTTATATTTTGTTCTTTAAATCTGGTATAACCATTATTGGTATTAAGATATAAAATAGACGTTAGTGCATTGGATAGCTCACTATCCTTGTGGTAATCATGTTCTACAATCCTAGAAGTTTTGGTCAAAAGATTTAATTTAATTCTTATTAAACGTTTAATATCTAGTTTATCTAAGATGGGTTTAAGTATATTAAAATGATGACTAGATGGATTATTGTTTTTATAGAATATATGTACAAACTGTTTTTTATCATCATTATCATCGTACACACCTTGAATAAACCATTCAAAGACGTTACTTAAAACTAATTCATTTAATTTATTTAAGTCTTTTTTATCTAAAAAATTTCTTTTTATATCTATCATAATTTAAATCCTTCAAATGAAGAGTTAAATACTATTACGCTTTTTCTTTTATCAGAGTTATTTATAGGTGATCTATGATAAAGATGTGATGAAAAAGTTAGTATATCTCCTTCTTTAACTTTTACCTTGGTTCCATCATAAAACTCTGTTGCTATTTGAGTATTTGGTAGTTCTAAAAAATACACACTAGAAAACTGACATCCTGAATGATTGTGCCAGCCTTGAAAACATTGTTTATTGTATTGCTGATACCATGCTTTATGTATGATATAGTATTGACTTTTTAAATTACTTGCCATGTTTAGAAAAAATTTTTCTAAATAAGGAAATAAATAATCCCAATATTCTCTGGAGTCTTTTGGTGATAAATAAAAATCTGTTTTAGCTAAAGATTCTGAAACATCATTTCTGGATGTGTTTGGCATTTTTTTAATTAAACTAAGAACCTTATTTTTGTGAAGTAAGTGATCTTTAAAGGATGTTACTTTTATCATATATTTTATCTCCTACACATAAATAATCTAGCTCTGTTGTTTTTAATAAATACATAGCATCTTTTATATTACTGCATATTGGTTTGCCTGCTACATTTAAAGATGTGTTTAAAAGAACAGGTACTTTTGTTTCTTTTTCAAATGAATCTAACAGCTTATAAAAAACAGGATTTTGATCTGAAGTAATTGTTTGTGGTCTGCATGTTCCATCAACATGAGTAATTGCCGGCATGTTAGACACTAATACTTTAGTTGAAAATAACATATAGGGAGAATCATCTATATCAAAATATAGTTTAGCTTTATCTTTTTTAACAGAAGCTCCGTATGGTCTCCATGGTTCTCTGTGTTTTACTTTTTTGTTAAGTATGTTTTTTCCATCTTTAATCATAGGGTTCATTAATATTGACCTATTTCCTAGTGCTCTTGGTCCAACTTCTCCATGTCCTTGATACCAACCTACTATTTTATTTTGAGATAATAATTTAGCTACTTTATTAATTGTTTTAGATGAGGCTACATTTTTAGGTGATTCATCTTCTTGAATATAAGGATAGTTTTTAAAAAAACTAATTGGTTCTTTTAACATTGCATGTCCAAATCTAACACAACCTATAGATATACCTCCATCATACGCAGGTGGTTCTATATTCAATTTATACCCCATGTCTAATAATCTTTTATTCCAATTAATATTTAAGGCACATCCCCCAGAGTATATAACTTCTTTCTTTTTATCTATGGGAACAAAAGATTCTTTTACCCACTCAAAACAAACTTCGTCGATAGTCTTTAAAAAATCTAACCACTCTGAATTTGTTATGTTATCGTAAACATAAGAGTCTTTTATAAATTTATAAAAACTATTTCTATCCATATCGATCATTTTATTAAAAAGTTTTTTATTTATTTTTCCATACTCCATTAATCCCATAATCTTACCAGAAACATTTCCGTATCCACCATCATGAAGTTTCATGGGTTCTTCTAAAAATATAAAAATTGCTCCAGGACCTACTCCCTTTTTTCTATGAAAGTCTACACCATTCCATGAAGTAGAATAATTTTTATTAGATCCTTCACCGTCAATAACTACAAACTGTTTTGTTTCATTAAAACAAGAATTAGACCATGCATGCGCATTATGATGATCCAATAATATCTCCTTAGAATTATGAAAATCTTTTTTGCGTGCCCAGTATAAAGTATCTTCGTGCGGAAAAAGAGGAATTCTATAATCATCATTCCACACACCAGAATCTGTATAGACAAATAAATCTACATCTTCTAAATTAATATTCCAGTCATGTAGTTTCTTGTAAAACCACCAGTCGGGTGCTGGTATTTGTTTTATATTTTTTTCTCTTTCGTATTTTAAATACTTATAAAACTTTCCATTTTTAGAAACCGATATACTTGAATTATTACAAGCTTTTCCTAATCCAACAACTATCATTCTGGGTGTACTTTCGCATCAAAATTAGCAGCCACAGAAACTCGTTCACCTTTACTTTCAAAAGGAATAACATAGTGCAATAGATTATATGGAAATATAAAAAGATCTCCTGCTTCAGGCAGGTGTGCATGCTCTGTTATATTGTGTTGTCTCTGTTCTCCGTATCTAAATATTACAGCTCCAGGTCCAAAAGATGTTCCCATATAGTCTTTATTTTCTTTCAAAAGGTCTGGTGGAGTTTCTAAATACAAAACGCTAGAAAACTGACACGCGTTATGTGTATGTGGAGGATTAGATTCCCCAGCCACCATGTAATTAACCCAAGCAGAATTACACTCTAGAGGTCCTATATTTTTATTATTGTAAAATTTTTCGTAACCGTATTTATAACAATCTAAATATTCTTGTATAATTTTTTGAAATTTATCTCTATGTATATAAAACTCTTCTTTAATAACTCCTGCTAATTTTTTCCTAAAGTCACGTTTTTTGGACTTAACACATAATTTTTTTACAGCAGCTAATTCTTCATCAGTTAGTTTAGTCTGCATTAAAAAAGGTCCGAAGAAAGGGTGGTAATAATCAATCATTTAAAAACAGTGTTGGTTGCTATAATCCATCTAGGTTTATCATTTTTAATTTCTTTTGGTCTGTGGCCTAATTGAGATGGCCATAGGTACCAATGATGTAATACAGGAACAGTTTCAGTTTTAAAAAACTCATTTGAAAACTCTGTTCCGTGTTCTGTTTCAGTTAAATAACAAATTCCAGAGACCTGTACTTTAGATTTATGTTCTTCTTGAAAATGATTATGCCATACTGCCGGATTAGTTATTCCAGGTTTAACATATAAAACCCAAGATAATGTTTGGTCTACTTCATTGTTTGGAAATACCGATTTTAAAATATTGTAGTAGCTTTGATTTAATTTAACAATTTCAGAATGAGGTATATCTAAAGCGTTAGAAGCTGATTGTTCTTTAGGGTGTGGACAGTTAGGATATTCGCTACAACATTTACAACCATCTAAGTATTCTTTAAAAGCAGCTATTAACTTTTTATTATCTAATTCATTAAATTTATAAACTCTTATCGGTATTTCAGCAAAATTTATCATATTTTAAAAGGTATAAAATGGTTTCCATATAATCTATTTGGTACAGATTCTACAGGAATTATATCAAACGCTATTGTAATACGTGGTCGTTTAGATTCTTTCCATACTGAACTACTGTGCTCATCACCAGCACTTTTACCAATAACTATTAACCCTTCTTTACTTAATACTTTGACAGTATTTTTAACATTAGGTATTCTATATTCTGTAAAACTGTCACCGACTTGTGCACAATAAAAACCATGCCAAACTTTATGTTCTGGTTGCCAGTGTGGGTGCCAATCTATTTTTTCTCCTTTTCTAAATACATTTAACCAACTTTTTATAACGTAGATTTTGTCTTCTAATAATGGTGTTATATTTTTTACTAGCTCCGCATATAATTTATTTAAATCAGGACCAGGAAACGTAAGAAGATTATACTTATGATTATGAGCTGCAGGCACATTGCCATGCCACTTAGGATCAATTAAAGCAAAGTTACTTATTAAAGTTTGTTCTATATCTAAACAATGCTCTACCAACTTTTTATTGTCTATAGAGTTTGTTTGAAATCCGTACAAATAATTATCGCTGTATGTAATCATCTTCTTTTAAACCATGAAGGTAAACCGGGGTGTGGTCTTGTATCGTATAAATTTTTTTCAGCACCTTGTGTGTCCTCACTATTATAATGTAAAAAAACTTGAACACATTTTTCACCTTCAAAAGATTCTCTCCAATGTTCTAAGTCCTCTCCTCTATATATTAACATGTCACCAGGTTTTAAATTTACCTTAACTCCTTTTAATCCTTCTCTACCAGAAGGCTCCAAATAAATAGGCCATGGATCTCCTCCAAGGTTTAATGTTGTAGATATTTCACAACTAAACCTATCTTTATGTCTTTTTAAAACATCACCTTTTTTATATATTCTTACATAAGAATAGTTTTCAAAAAGATTCATACCTGTTTTCTTTTCCATAAGAGGATGTAGTTTAAGCAGTAGTGTCTCCATAGCTATGTCAGAATAATGAGCGTATGTGTCAGGGACTTGTTGATGTGTTTTTTCCCAAACACCAAATGCTTCTTCAAAAGGAGAAATATATTTTGTTCTAAACATCGTATCAGCAACATCTCTTTTGAGTAACATATAATTATAACAAAACTTAGCTAGCTCAGGACTTATAGCTTTTTTAATTATTTCGTATTTTTTATTTTTAAAACTCATATAGTAGGTGCTGTCCCCCTTATTAAGTCTCCATGCACAGCTTGTATATTCCAGTGTATAAATCTAAAAGGTTCTTTTCCAGAATCAACCGTAAAAGCATGCGGTAAATAACTATTAAAAATAATTATAGAACCAGGCACGCATTCGTGAGTCACTTGAATATTAGATGCATTTAGTTCTTTATTTAATTTAACTGGTAGTTTTGCCATAGCAGCTGAAGGTCTTGGATCAAAGAAAACGGGTTGTGCAGTTGCAGCAGATGCTTTTAAAAAATAAAAACCCGATACATGGCTGTTTGGATGAACATGTGTGTGTTGATATGCTCCTCCATTTTTAGAAGCTTCTTGTACCCAAAAATCTGTAACTACTGGTACATAGTTTTTTAAATTATAACCTTGTTTGTCTAAAAAATTCCAACTGTTATCTACAACATAATCTAAAAGATTTTTAAAATTAGGGTCTGACTGTAGACCATCAGAATGATGAATAAGACCAAAGTCTTTTGTAGACTTAATTATATCTTTATTTTTATTTCTAGCGTTTTTAATATGTACATTACTTGCTTTATTTAAAAGACTAACCCAATCAGGCTGATAATCAATTAACACAGGTGATGCAAAATAATTCTCTTCTTTCATACCTTGTTTATATATTATCTAAAATAATTGTCTAGTTATAAGGTTTTCCACAAGTCCAAATAACTAAACTATATCTAGTTCCTTTCGTAACCTTTTTTACTCTATGCCAAACAAAAGATGGAAATACTACAATAGAACCTCTAGGAAGTATTTCTGAACAAGTGCTTGTCTCAATCTTCTTTCCTGGATCACTATTGTTTTTTGCAAACTCTAATTCTCCTCCTTCATAATCTCGAGGGTCAGATAAACTACATGTAACAGATAACTTTCTTATTGTTCCATGTGATGGATCATTTGGTCTGTCGTAAGGCTCATCCCACGAATCACAATGCCAACCATAGTATTGATTTAATTTATATTTAGTAAATTGACATGACTCGGATATATCCCATTGAAAATTCCAACCTGCATTTTCATTAGCTCTTTTTACATAAGGTAAGATTTCTTTATATACCCAATGATCATTTAACCATACAATGTTAGAATCTCTTTTCTTTTTTAAATCTTTAAGATCTTTGCCAGCTAAATTTTTCTTATCTTTAAATTTACCTGTTATGGCTGTTTGTTCTTTTTGCATGTTACCGTATTTGATAAGTTCATCACAAAACCTAGGAGATAAGGCACTTTGAAAATACCAATATATATTTTTTAAATTCATTAACTAACAGTTTGGTGTAGTCTCTTCGTAAGTAACTCTTAAAACTATCCTTTGTTTA